TCTTGATAACCAGTTTGCAACTCTTTTGCTTTAGTTTGAGCATCATTAATTCTATTTAAACGAAACGATTCTTCTATATTTTGTGTACATGTAGGGCATGTTACATTCTCACTAAAGAACTTATGTTCCTTAGTAATCGTTGCTACTTTTTGACTTAATTGACCCTTATATTTGTTTAGAGTCTTTAACTTTTTATTTGCTCCTGTTACTTTTTCTTGTTCTTTTATCAGGTTATTAACATCATCTTCTAATTTAGAATTATTAGATGTATACTCTTCTTGTTCATCAATTAGAGTTGATATTTTGTCTTGTTTACCTTGAATATTTGCCTTTCCACGGTTCTCCAACTCTTCAATAAACTTCTTTTGCATATCTAACTTATCTTTTACATTCTCACGACTTAGATCCAATACCCTTATATTGTCTTTCTGTTTTCTTATTTTTTCCTTGATAATCAAATTCATCGCTGAGAAGATACGAATATCTAACAAATCTTCAATCACTTCTCTTCGATTTGAACCTGATAGTTGCATAAAAGGAACAAACGCACTACTTCCGAGTATCACTATCTGAGTAAATGATTTGTAATTAACTTTTAATATATTTTCTTCTAAGATCTTTTGAGTAGCACGATCATCTGCCTGTTTATGCATCTTTTGACCATCAACCTCTATTTCAAAGAGATTTGGTTTCATACATCTACGAACTAGATACTGTCTACCATTAATGTCAAATTCAACTTCAACACAAGCATCTTTTTCATTTGTTGCATTTACAAGTTGAGACTTGTTTATTTTACGAAAAGGTTTATTAAACAAACTAAAAGTCAAGGCATCCAACACTGTGGATTTCCCTGTGCCATTTGTTCCAACTATCAAATTCGTTGCATTTTTTTGGAAATCTATTTCTGAAAACTGGTCTCCAGTTGACAGAAAATTCTTCCATCTAATCTTTTGAAACGTTATCATTCTTAGGTGGTGGAACGACTATATCGTTCGGTGTGATCACTGCGTACTTATAATTATACATCTTACACGTACGAATGGCAAGTGCATCTTCAATTTCTATAACATTTAAAGCAGCATTCTCTTCTTGATCATTCATCATCATAGCGTATCTCTCAGCATCATCCTCTTCTTCAAACATAAAAAGGACTTTTTCACCATAACGATTTAAAACAGCATAGGCACCATCGTCCCGTTTGTCTTTAAGTGTAAGAAGATACATTAGTCTACCTCGCAAGCTTCTGAATATATTTTCTGTAGAATTCCTTTAATGAGAGTTTTATCTCCTTCAAACTCAGATTCATCAATATAACGATTCAATATACCCATTGTATTCTCAGTTTCTTCAACTTCAAAGTCCGCACTTTCGGTTAATACAAAATTTTCAATTATCTTTAAGTCTTGAATACCAGAGTTGTATAATTTATCTATAAATTTTTCAAATTGCTTTTGGTCGGTTTTCTTCTTTACAACGACTTTGACTATCTTATCTTTAAATTCTCTAGTATCAAATAACTTGTAATTCGTATCTTCATAGTAAATATTGTAAAATAATCTGTAAGGATTGTTTACGGGTTTGTGTTCGATTGTTTTAGTATCAAAGATATGAAAACCTCTTGTATCCAAAACATCATTCCAGAACATCTCATAAGGGTTTCCAAGATAATATATCTTTCCATTATCAGAACGTGTGTGATAATGCCCTGAGTAAACACGATAGAATTTGTCAAATATCTTTGTATCCATTCCATGTTCCATTGTATGACCACGAGTAGCAACAAATCCATTTAACTCAAGATGACCCATAATTACATCTGCTGATGTAGTATCCATCATTTCCAGAGTTTGTAATTTATTCTCCTCATTAATCCAAGGCAGCATCAAAATATCTAATCCACCAATATTTACTGTAGTAGGTTCAGCATAAACTTCAACATTATCATATTCCTTTAATAATAATTCTACTGTATTAATTTCATTTGTATCTTTGTAATATGCAGTATGATTACCAACGATTGTATGAACAGTAATACCCATTGCTTGTAATCTGTCATAATAATTTTTCTTTGACCACTCAAGGGTTGCCAGATCAATATTACGACGATTATCAAAAGTATCTCCCATATCTACGATAGTATCAATCTTATTTTTCTCTAAGTATGGAAAAAAAGTGTTATCGTAAAACTTTTTGAAATATCTGTGTATGTAATCAGCACCTTTCCTTGCACCGAAGTGCTGATCTGTAATAATTGCTAACTTCATCTGTTTGAGGACTTGTACTGAATATTATCTTTAATTGTATTATAATCAGAACTACTACCTGTCATTGCACCATCATCTACAGTCATGACTTCTTCAAATCCAGTCTTTTCAATTATCTTTGTTTTAATTTCTAATTGCTTCTTTTCCTTCTGTATGCGTCTCAGAAAGGCATAGTGTATGATTTGAGTAAAGTAGGCAAAAGGATTACGAGACTTCTCTGGATCGAAATTATGAATGTATTGTACACAGTTTTCAATTCCATCCGATATCATATCATCACGGAACATATAGTTAACAAAGTTTGGTTTATATGACAAATGTGTTGCGATCTTTAAAAAACAAGAACCCAAATAATTCGTGATGCGTGGTTTAGGTAAATCATTCTCTTGTGCCTCTTTAACTTGTGCACGATAAACAATTAATGCTTCTAAAAGTTCACGGTTATTTACATAATGCTCTGATTTTTTCTTTGCCATATACCTGACCTAATACAATGATAGTATAACATAATTTATGGGACTTGACAAGTTACCAAAAAATGTGTACAATAACTCTGTAGGAGTTCAAGGATTGTTAGGCTTATCTATATTATTCTTAAATATCTCTTCTAGCTTTAGACGAGCATTATCAACTGTAGTTAATAATCCCATTTTATCACTTAGTGTAACTTTACCATCAACTTCGATATCTATATCATCTTCATTTAAATATCTTGTGTAGAAATCAATCATTTTTTTATCAGTTACTTCTGACATAGTAATAATTTTATCATATTTAATTAAAAATAAATCTTGATCAGGTAACTCTAACCAAGGTTTAACTTTAACATATGTTCCATGAGGTCCTGAAAGCATTTTCATTATGACTGGATTTGAAAGCATTATGATTGAATCTCCATCATTTTCATCGACAGAGACAAGTGAGAAGATTTCCTCTCCTGTAATAAGTTTTAGGACTGCGTGAAATTCTTCTCCCATTAGTTTTTCAAAGGTATTTTGACTATATCATAATTAAAATTTTCTTCGTTATAAACCTTAATTCTTTCAATTAAGTGATTTAAAGTATAATTTCTTCTTGATTTATAACTGATATCATCAGCGATATCATAGAGAGTTGCTTTTGTTTTATTGCTTCCTTTACGAAGTACTCGACCTATTGACTGTAAGTTTCGTATTCGAGATTTTGATGGGGAAGCAAAGATGACATTATGAAGGTTTTTAATGTTAATTCCAGTTGAGAAGGTGCCGTAAGAGGCAATGATGATTGCGTTGTTTTGTGTTTCTGTGATTGATCGAACTTCTTCACGGTCTTCAGTTGCAACACCACCATGTACAAAAAATACTTGACGTTGCTCTAGTACATTACTATTTAGTATCAAGTTGTAAAGGGGTTCTCCGTGTCCTTCTACCCTTGCAAATAGAATTAGTGTATTGCCTTTGAGATCAAGGGCAAGATTTTTGATAAAATTATTTCGTTTTTGATGAGTGATAATATACTGTATCTCATCTTCAAATGTTTCAAATTTATTTGGTGAGTGTTTCAATAGTAGCACATTGATATCTAATGTCGCAACATGACCTTTCTTCATTAGTTCATCAGTCTTGATAATCTTATATGATGGTCCGAATAATCCCTCTAATACCCACTTATGTGTTTGTGTTCCATCAAGAGTTCCTGTAAAACCAAAACGATATTTGGCATTATCAAGTTTTGACATTATAGATATTAATGACTTTGATTTAAATTGATGTGCTTCATCTCCAATTACACATCCAAAACGATTAAAGTATTTGCGAGGAAGTTTATAGATTGATTGCCAAGTTGTAATAATTACCTGAGAATTTGTTTCTCTTTCTTTACCTGCATATATCTTGTGACAGAATGAACCAACATCCCAACCATAATCCTCAAAATCTTTATACATCTGTTCTACTAAAGATGTCGTCGGAACTACTATCAGAATACTTAATTTTCTTTCAACGTAATATCTCACAATCCCATATATCATCAGCGACTTTCCTGAAGCAGTTGGAGATATCAATAACCTACGATTGTATTTTAAAGCGTCGTGTACTCCCTGAATTTGATAATCTCTAGGTTTATATTTACTTACAGCATTCATATAATCTTTCACACCCTCTTCTGAGATACCATCATTCACTTCAAATGGTAAACCATAGAACTTACTTGGTTGAAAGTCGTATGTATAATCGTGATCTTTACAAAATTGTACGATCTTATCTAAAAGTCCAACATATATTTGATTATTTTGAATATTAAATAACCTTATCTTTCCGTCCCAATACTTATTCTTATAAGTTGGCATAAACTTTGCACCTGGTACTTCAAAGGTGAAATAGTCTGCTAACTCATAATAAACGTGCATATCAGACTCAATCTGAAGATGCACTTCATTCTTTTTTGATATTATCAAATGCGACATAACATCGATCAATATCAATTATTTAGTTGTGTTTTATAAACCTATTCTACGATTGTATCAAACCAATCTTGACTCATTCCTGAGATTATTTTATCTGCTGCTTCACTATCTACTGCATACTTTTCATCTATGAGATGCTTCACTACCTTCTCATAGTTTTCGTGTATTTTCTTTGTTTCTTTTGGAGTTGGCTTCATTGTATTAGTAAATCTACTAAGTTATTTATTAATTATAACCTGCTTGGAACTTGTTCCATTCAATTGCATTTTTGATTTGATAAGTCCGTCCAGATATATTTCGGATTATTTCTTCTAAAAACTTGAGCATTATATCATAGTATTTAATTTTCATATCAACTTTGTTCATCTTATCATCTGCTTCGAGATGTCTTTGTATTGCATCTTTTTCACGAACCTTATATGGGAATGGTTCCTCTGCATATACTTCTGCTGTTGCTTTTCCAGTATAGTAATTATATCTTTCTAATCTAACTTTATTGTATTGTTCTCTTGCTCTCTCCCTTAACAAAGTAATTGTATTATAAAGAGTATAATACTTTGAATGAAGTTGAGGTATTTTTAATGATTCATCGTGTAAGTTATCAGGATCGATCTTGGAGTCTTTCTCCCACATCTCCTGAATTTGTTCAAGATTCATTTAGTGCTGCTTGTTATCTTATATACAGTATACTTGAAAGTTGCCTCTGCTGTAAAGTACTGAATGTCAGTATTGGTTGCATCAAAGTCGAGTGAAGTTAACGATGTTGGAAATAAATCATTGAACTGCACCTTTGCAACTTCACGATAATTACTATTCAATATTCTTAATGTACCATCACAGAATGCTTCTTTTGGATCTCTCTGACCATCTACATCTGTGGTAATCTCTTTAAATTGTTGTGTTGTTTCTGGAAATCCAAGTCCTCTCAACCAAGTATAGATTGAAATATAGTTTTCCATATTCTCATCAACTAAGAACCGAAGAGTAAAATCTCCATAAGTAAGTCTTTCACCAGGTACATCAATATTTTTTAAGTATGATGCTTGAGTAGTAAGTTCAAGGTTTAACTCTGGTATTCTAGCAGAATTTGAGAAAAAGTCAACCTTCGGAAACTTTGCTAAATTAAATTTAAATGCTACTCCTGATAGAAAATTTCTATTTTGTATTTGTTTTCCGAATGCCGAATTAGTCATTATATTATTTTTTAACTATTTATTGCCTTTGAGTAAAATCAATTCCCTCTAAATGATCATACTCGTGCTGAAAAACTCTTGATGGAAAACCTTCAAGTTTAATTTTATGTTCTTTACCTTCTTCATCTTCATACATTACATCAATTTTATCTGGTCTCTGAACGTTAATAAATTTATCTGGATACGATAAACACCCTTCTTCACACCAATTAAAATCACCAGAACTATCAAGTATCACTGGATTAAAACATACAATCACTTCATTATGCTCTATATCTCTTATCATAGCAAACGCTCTCACATCCATACCTATTTGATTTGCAGAAAGACCGACCCCCTCGTAATGGATCATATTCTCAATTAATGTCTTTGCTATAAAATGACGATCAACATTAACACCACAAGGTCTTATCTCGTGATGTAAAATATTAGCATCAGATTTAACTAGATCTCTTATCATCTTTCCTTGGGTTATTTAAGAACCAAGAGGGACCTTCCATACTGACATTTATATAAACAGTTTTTGCATAGTGTAATCCACGATAGCACATAAAAGCAAAAACTTCATCAATATCATGCTTATCATCGTCCCACTCTGGTGCTTGTCCCCTGCCTAATAGGTGTAACATGACCATATTTTATGTTTACAAATATTTATATATCAGCAATCGCAGACAAAAAAAAGAGGGGTGTGTACCCCTCTGCTTATTATGCAAGATTTAATTCATAAAATCCACCTTCGTCTTTTAAGACAAAATCAGCAAATCTACTCATTGGTGTAGAGTCAATATCTGCAAATGGCACATTACCATCAGGTCTTTTAGAAACTATATCTAAGGCAACGCAAAGTAATGAATATAAGAAATCCATTCTTCTCTCATTACTAAGATCAACTGCATACTTATTATAATATGCAATAAACTCTCTAGGTAATTGTGTTGATACTAAACCCTCTTCAGCAGAATTATTATACTGTTCTTCATTGTCTAATAATTCCATAAGAGTTTTACACTCTTCATAGTAGTCTTCTCTACGACATAGTGTAATAAATGCACCTATCGTTTTTCTTTGTAAAGACCATTTATCAAGAACCCACTCATAATCACCTGCATTTTTAAGTGCCTTTTCAATAAATCTTATCCACTCTTCATAATTTTTGATAGCATTTTGAAGAGATAATCTTTTACATTTTTTTCTTTTCAATAAGTCACCAAGAACAGAAACTTCGTCTC